TATCGCAACAGGACCCGCCAGAAATGGCTGACATACGGAAACAATCTTTAGAGATTGTGGAGGGAGGTTTAATCGCCAAGGCTATGTCCTTCTTGAAAGGGTTTGGCCTTGACGAAGCTGGTTTGTTGGATTCCTGTGCCCCAATTATTGTCATGGTGTTGGTTCTCGCATTGTCAGCTTTCATGCTGATCTCTGGGCCCAGTATCATGGCAGTTGGAGGCATGGGCTTTGCCTTGCACCAGTTGGCCACTAAATGCAAAGATACAAAGACTGTTATTGACAGTTTTTCCGGACTTACTAAGTGGATCACTGATAGCTTAGGCACTCTTCTTGGCTTTACTTGGAAAGATGCCAAAGGAGAACTTCGGGCTCGTTTGTTACAGCGTATGGAATCGCTGCGCAACGAGCTTGAGGATTATCAAACTGGCATGCGTGTTCATTTTCCGCGCATGTTACGTCAACCCAACTTCTTCGTTGATCTCTCGAAGAAGATTTCTGATATTGAGAAAATGGTTCACGAGATCCAAGAAACTGATCTGAATCTGGCATCATTTAAAGTTACGATTGATGAGCTGATTCAGGCCAAGCAGGCGTTATTTGAACGGTACACAACACTTGCAGAGAGTTGTTGTGGTAAGCAGATGCCTGTCGTTTTATACCTCTGCGGTCAGCCTGGTGTTGGCAAATCCTTAATCATTGAAGAGATGGTTGAGTTGTTGAAAACAGTGGAAGGAAATAGACACCTTTCATCATACACACGCAACCCTCTTGAGGAATACTGGTCTGGATATGCTGGCCAGGACATTGTTATTTATGACGATTTTGGATCAGATAAACAAGCTGAGCGAGATTTAGCTGATCTCATCGCTATGTATTCAGTGCAAACAATGCAATTAAACATGGCGGCCTTACCTCAGAAAGGAATGACTTTTACGTCCCGTTATGTTCTTATCGCTTCGAATGTGGAGTATTGGCGTCGCGTCAATACTTCTAAGATACGTAACCCGGACGCACTTGATCGCCGTAGGGATTTTTTCTACCGTGTTACCAATCAGGTTGGAATTTTGGTTCCCGATGGAACATCACCAAAACGCGCGGCCTTGTTGAAGACCGTGCTCACACCCAGATCACCTGACCCTGAGGGAGTTAACCCCATGCCTGTGGTGGCTCCACCTTGCCAAGGACTAACTTTGGATGTTTTGGCACGTGCCATGTATCGTCTTCAGCAGCTGCGGTATGATGAACACCAACAATATATTGATCGTCAACTCGACGCTATGATGCAAATTCGCCCTCAGGGCCCTATGATCAAGCGTAACGAGAAATGCAGGCCTAAGATTTATCTAGTACTTGGGCCACCAGGAACTGGAAAGACTACGTTGTGTGAGAGGCTTGGATGTGTTGAGGATAAGTGGCAGGACTTTCCCATAAAGGGGGGTCTTGATGTAGTGGCGGATGTGATGAGCAGGTATGATGCAGTCACTTTAAACCGTGACTGTTCACCAGTTGTTCTCACTGCCAATGATGGGCCCTATAATGATATGTGGGATAGACAGCCGGAGGATAGGCGTGATGCCTTTGAGAGACGGTGTACGATAATTCGTTATTCCTTCAAACGTAGCTACACCTTTGTTCGATATACGCGAGAGGATCTCGCTAAAGATCAGGAGCACCGTGGGCGCTACCTGGCAATTTCCCAGGACGGTGTTCCTATTGAGGAACTTGAGGTTATTACTCGGTTCCACGAACAAAACAGGAAGGAAGAACAGTTTTGGTATGTTGAAGCACCTTGTGTTGACATTTGTCCGGATGATTGTGATGTCCATGCTGCCATGGACATCGATGTGGCTGAATTTCTCCAGGGACCTAAGAAAGCTATTCGCCACATTAGATTTGTTAAACCACTTTCTATCCTCGAACGAACAAAAATTGGCATGCACATGTCTACGACCGTCGCTGAATTTAGCAAAATCTGTGCTGATTTCACCCCCCATTCACTCGAATCTTTCGTCCTTGTTGCTAATTCCGCTCGTATTAAGACTTCTCCAATCAGTGCTGCGCTTGTTATGCGAGATGCAGCCCTTTTTATCACCGTGGACCATGAGGACAACTTGGTTCTCGCAGTGATTAAGCAGGGGGTCTCATATGAGCTTCGTGGAGATAGTGTGGTGTGTATGATTAATGGAAAGTATGACTTTCAAACTGATGATCCTTACCTTGTTCGTTTTTACTCCCAACTCAATAAAATACAACATGTGCCTACGTTGCCTGTTTCTTCTTTAATACCTGAGTGTACAATGGTATCTGACTGGTTCCAGCTAGCTTTGCTTGTGCTTAAGGGTGGTGTAATGGCCACCTCTGTGTGCTCAGCATTAAGCGAAGTTGTAACTGTGCAGCCTGAAGCTGTTTTTGTTAGGCCTCCATACAATGATCCCAAGTTTTCTGCCAAGTGCGTTTACCCTGAGGGTTTTTCCTCCGATAATCGGCAGGAGAAAGTTGAGAAGAGTGAACGTAATGTAAAAGTTGTTCATATTCCCACTGCTAAAAATTTTCAAATGACTGCCGCCGATATTGCGGCTCTGGATAGAGCATGGGAAACTGGGGAGCGTATGGACGTTGGAAAATGGGGAGATATCGAGTTTGAGTCTGCAAGGAACGAGGTTCGGCCTGAAGGTTGTACTGACCCTGGAGCTGTTTCCTTATCTATTTTACTGCATCGCCAAAATTTTCCCGTTTACTTTGGGGAACGCTTCATTTGCCACGCTCAAATGATCCACGACAATGTTGGTGTTACCGTGGGTCATGCGTGGGCGAAGGGGGCGGTGCTTAAAATTAAGGGAGAGTCTTTACCCATGGAACCTTTACTTTTGGATCTAAAACGTGACCTGCTAATTTTCTCCGTACAAGGCCCTAAGTTCCGTGATGTCCGCAAACACCTGATGTCAAATAAGAGCACCCAGTCGTTGAGTGGACTTCAAGCTACTGTTAACGTACCACGTGGGGAGTTCTGGGAACGTGCATCTGTATCCCTTCGGGGAATACATGAGCCCACTTATTGTGGTTCGGTGCACCGTGGTGTTGCGTACGTAATAACTGCGTATGCAACAGACTCGCCTATTCAGACCATTGATGGAGATTGTGGATCCCCCGTAGTGGTAGTTAATGCTAGTGTTCAGCAGAAGTTTGTTGGTGTCCATATGGCTGCGTCAACTAATTGTGGATATTGCAATCTTTTGTTTAAGGAGGACTTTCCAGACGCTGACCCTCAGGGTAGTCAAATTCACTTGCTGCCCAAACAGCGTGTGATTCCGATAGATCAACAATATCTGGAATACAAAGGCGCAGCTCCATTCCCTATAATTGGAACAATTGGAGAAATACGTGATGGGAAAGCCCTACTTTATTCGAATCATCGCACTAAACTTACCCAACTTTGTGATTCTCCTTTCTCCTTCCCTGAAATGTTTCCACAAAAATTTGAACCATCAGTATTAGACCACCTGGATGCGCGCCTTAGGAAGGAGTGTTCTGTGTACCGTGACTCAATGAATAAATGGTATCATCCACAGCCTGAAGTTGATATTGAATTGCTCAACTTTGTTGTTGAATGTGTTGCTGATGACTTGGCTCAGGTTTGTCGCGAAACGGAAATTCCTATTAAGGTGTTGTCTAAGAAGGAAGCTATTAATCGGTACACGCCTATTCCAGAATCGTCTCAACTGCAGCGGGATTCTTCACCCGGTTACCCTCACACCCACACATCTTTGATCGGAAAGAAGAAGGCTTTCTTTTTCGATTGGAATGAAACGGAAAATATCTGGGTTATTGCGAAAAATGCTGCTGGACAAGAATTGACTCAAATGACTGACGAGCTCATTCAGTGTGCGCGCCAGGGGAAACGTACCGCTGTGGTCTTTGCTGGCTCACTTAAGGATGAACCTCTCAAACTTAATAAAGTAGAGCAGGGAGTTACACGCTCTTTTGCCGCCTCACCAGCCTATTTCACTCTCGCGCATCGTCAATATTTTCATGCCGCTGTAGCTCTTATTACGCATACTCGCGGAAAGACTCCTATTAAAATTGGCATCAATGCATCTAGCAAGGAGTGGGCGGAACTCTATGGTTACCTTAAACGCACTGGTTCTTTGGGGTTTGACGCTGACTATAAAAATTGGGATGCAACTATACCCCGGGTTTTTATGGCTAAGGTTGTGGACGTTTGGAACAAAATCTATGCTGAATGTGATCCCAATTGTACCGAGGAAGACCAGCAAATCCGGCGTGGAATTTATGCACACCTCGACGGTCCACTTTTGCTTTACCATGATATGGTAGTGATGGCTCCTGGGGGTCAAGTGTCTGGGCAACCGGGCACCGCTGTAGATAATTCAATCGTTAATATGATGTATTATTTCTACGTGTGGATGAAGTTGGCTACTAAATTTGATCCTGCTCGGGCCAATTACGAGGCATTTAAAGAGAATGTTTCATATGCAGTCTATGGGGATGATAATTTGTGTACCATTATGAAGGGAGTTCAAACGTGGTTCAATTTTGAAAATTTTAAACTTGAGGCTGAGAAACTTAATTTGACGATTACACCTGCCGACAAAACTAAAACAACTTTTGGATTAATTGCCCTTAAAGACATGACTTTCCTAAAACGTTCCTTTGCTATGATGAACGGAGCTATCGTTGGTCAGTTGAGTCTTGACTCTTTCTCTCGCATGCTTTCATTGTGTCGAGTTTCTAAAAGACACGTGTATGTGAGGGGGAAGATTGAGTTCGACAGAACAACAATTGGCTGTGTAGTGTTATCGGCGCTGGAGGAAGCTTGTCTTTATGGACCAGCTTTCTATGAACGCGTGAAACGCCACTTGATTGAAAGAGGACGTCAATATAATATTCAATTGCCAGCTTTGCCGGTGTGGATTTCCCAATTCCATAGGGTTTACTTTTCTGGGGGTGCCTCAGCTTATGCCGTCACCCATGAAGGACAAATTAGAACACAATCGTCTAATACTAAGAGAATGGATGCTGATCTTTTCATTTCACGTCTGCGCTTCCTTGAGTTTGAGCAGAACGATCCAGAGTGTGTGATCATACGGGAACTCACTGATGCCGAGCGCTGGAAATACATCCAGCACAAATTTCTTTGTGAGATTTGTGAGGAAAGTGAGTGTGATTGTTTGGCTCCTGCTCCTCAGAGTGCAGCACCTGCTATACCAGGAGGTGATGGAACCATTAAAACTGGAACGGAAGATCAGGCAATACTACCGCTCTCAGCTATTGCTACTGCACCAGCACCAACTACCCAAGAGGCAGCTCCTCATGCTGCTGCTATTAATAACATCGATCTCTATTTTTACCAGCAATATGTCGCTCTTGCGAATTTCACTTGGAGTACTACGCAAATTCCTGGAACTCTCCTTTGGTCCAGTCCGATTACACCTCGGCGTGCTCATGCCAATCTTGCGTATCTTAGTCAGATATATAATATCTGGGTAGGATCGCTGGAATATCAGGTCAAGGTTGCTGGTACTGGGTTTCACGCTGGGGCCCTAGCTGTGGTTAGACTGCCTCCTAACGTGGATCCATCCAGTTTAACTGGAAGCAGTGATTTTACGGTGTTTGAGTACACGATCATTGATCCTAAAACCCTGGAGTGTTTCGCTAAGAATGTCTGTGATCAGCGAAACATCATGTACCACTATATGAATCGGGAGGCTGGTGAGGAAGATTTCAGTAGACAAAGCATTGGTGGCTATATTGCCATCTATGTGCTATTGCAATTGAATACCAGCTCCACTGGAGCCAGTCAGATCGATGTTCAAGTTTTTAACAAGGCTGGTATGGACTTTAATCTGCTCCAAATCCGCCCGCTTACAGTTGCTGGTCCACTGCCGGACGGTTTGAAGTTTTCTCTTCTATGGAACGACATTGCTACTCAGCACTGTCCATATAATGGGACTTTGCTGTCCGACATTGGAACGGGAACCGGCACGCAGGTTTGGCGCTATAATCAAGGTGTTACTGATCTAGCAGGCAATCTTTTGGAGTACCCTGTGGAGCCTTGGGCTATTGGTGAAGTGACACTGTTCCCATCCAACGCTGGGGGGTCCTTGGGACCACTTAATGCAACAACAGGGTATGTTCATCCCGTTTTGGCCTCTAGATTTGATCAGGCTGCAACTAACACTCTTGTGGAGATAACTATGCCAGGAAAGACATACAAGGAGCCAGTTCTATTTCAAGGGCCTTTTTCCAATGCAGGAAGTGGCCGTATAACCGGTGCGGTGTATGCAACAAATGGCACTGACCATGTCGGTATTGGTGAGCGTGTGATTGAGGCTAATCTGCAGATTGGGGGACACTATTGGGTAACTCTTCAAGGACTGCCGCCTGAGAGCTTCTGTAATACTATAAAGTTCTTTGGCATTGTTCAACCATTGAGTGTTACTTGGCAGGAGGATAACCAATTCTCACCTCCAGTTGCAGAGAATGTGCTTATTTTCTACTCTAACCAGTGGATCAATGCAGCAGGAATGAAAGTGCAAGCACACTCGACAACCTCTGAGATGGCTAGACGCTTTGCATCAAAAGTCTATTCCGACTTAGGAGCTGGAGAAGCTGTGCTCATGACTCTTGTGGATGAGGAGTTTGACACGCCAATTTGCTATGTCAAACTCTATTACAATGGAGTGTGGACCACTAATTTGCCAGCTGATACGAAGATTGGCACCAATGTGCGTGCCCATTTTGTTGGTATCATTCGAGCAATTGATCCAATTCCTAATCCTGATACCGTCATGGTAACTGCCACAATGTTGAAGAAGATGCAGGTCCTAGCCAAACCGGCGTCCCTGACGTATGACTATGGAGAATCACAGAGTGAAGTTCAGCCAGTTGTTAAGTCTGCTAGATCCCTCTTTGAATACGGAACATGGAAGCGGCCGCAATTGCAGGCATTGCCCAAGCGGCCGGCAACGTCACCGGAAGTATAATAGGTGGCATTGTCGGCGGTATTGATTCTAGCCGTCGTGCTAAGACAGCACTGACTATTGCGCGTGAGGGGAATGAAAATTCTCGCACTCTGCAGCAGAATCAATTACTTTCCGCCGAAACTCTACAACAACGCGATTTGGCGTTTAAGGGTCAAGAGTTGGATGTTAGAAAACTTCAGATTGAGCAGGAAGGATTTTTACAGCGTGGGAATCAGAATATTATGCGTGAGCGTAATTTGATGGAGCGTCAAACGCGCGACTATCAGACTAGTTCGCAATTTAATATCGCAAATATGAATCTGATGTTTCAGAGAGATCTGATGCAGCAGAGCGTAGCGTCATTGAGAGCTGCTGGTTTACCAGAGTATTTGGCATACGTATCATATTCTCCAGAGATGCAGTATCGGAAGAGAACTTCTGGAGTTAACTTTCAAACTCGTTGGAAGGGAGTCCAGCCATTTTATTAGTATCATCGAGCGAGAGGCATAGGTTCACATGGGCTTTATACGTGTGCACTGTTGATACACCTATTATTATAATAACTTATTATTTCAATATTCTTATGTTTATTGACTGACAGAGAGACCGGTAATCCAAACCTTCAATTAGAAGAGATTATGTATCGTGGTTTCTGATCAGAATTTAATTTACTTTAGATTTCTGGTATTTGTATATTATTAACTTATTATTCACCATTTAGTCTTAATTTAAGTATTCAAAATTCTTTAGTGAAAACGATTAACT